GGTGCTGGGCGACGAGCCGCGCGCGACCGCGTACGACGCTGAGACTCTCTGGCGTGATCCGGAGTCCCGCAGCATCTCCGAACTGGCAGACGCTGCTGTGAAGAAGGCCAGTGCCGGCGTCCCGTGGCGTCAGCGCATGGAGGACATGGGCTACACGCCCGCACAGATCGACCGCATGGAGATCGACCGCGCGGCGGACGCACTGAACGCAGCCCCGGCAACGGACCCTCAGCCGGCCTCCCTCCAGGCCAAGCGCGACGCGAAGCAGCCGACCACTGATCAGCCTGTGATCGGACGGAGCACGGATGTCCCTGACGCGGCTTGACCGGCAGTACGGGACGGCAGTCAGCAGCGTATGGACGAGCGTCCTAGGACGCACCGCCCGCGCCTGGACTGATCTGGGTTCGTACCGTGACCCTGACGTCAAGCGATTCCAGCGAACGGCGCTTCCAGTACTGCTCGCTGGACAACGTCAGGTGGCGTCGCTGACGGCGACCTACCTGGAGCAGCTCTACCGGGATATCGACGCTGACGCCGGCCGGATCGGCCTGGACTTCGACAGGGTCACCGGTAAGGCCCTCCGCGACGTCGATCCGGAGGACGTCTACGAGCGTCCCTTCAAGGACGTGTGGTGGGCGCTCTCGAACGGTGAGCCGCTGGACGTGGCCATCGACCGCGGAGCGCATCGCCTGGAGACGCTCGCGAAGACCGATCTTCAGCTAGCCCGCACGCACACGGTGCGCGAAGTTGGCGACGACATGCCGCGCTTTCAGTACACGGTCCGTGAGCTGCAGGGCGAGTACGACTGCGCGCTCTGCATGATCGCGTCCACGCAGCGCTACCGGAAGCGCGACCTGGCGCCAATCCATCCGGGCTGTGACTGCCTCGTGAAGCTGGTGACGGCCGACGAGGATCCGGGCCAGGTCATCGACGAAGAGAAGCTAGAGCGCATCCACGACCTAGTCGAAGAAGCGCTTGGCAAGTCGGACCGTGGAGGACGAGCGGTCGACTACCGAAAGATCATCATCGCCAACGACCACGGCGAGATTGGTCCGGTCCTCGGGTATCGCGGACAGCGATTCTCGGGCCCCGACGACATCCACCTTCCGACCTGACGCCCGCCACGGGCTGACGACTCCCGACAGGGGAACCAACATGCCAGAGCCAGAGACTCCGCCGGCCGTCAACGAGCACGGCTACCCGGACGCAACTCCCGTTGCGGACATGTCTGCTGAGCACCAGGCCGCGTACTGGAAGTTCCAGTCTCGCAAGCATGAGCAGCGCGCCTCACAGGCGCCGGATGCCGCGGAGCTGGAGCGTCTGCGTGCTGCTGAGGCGGAACTCACCTCACGCAAGGCTGCTGACCTCACCGACGCTGAACGGCTCCAGGCAGAGAAGGAAGCCGCGGAGACCGCCCGACTCACCGCTGAACGCGAGCGGGACGAGGCACGCGCGGACGCGCTGCGGATCACCGTGGCAGCTGAGAAGGGCCTCACGCCGGCACAGGCCAAGCGCCTCCAGGGCTCCACAAAGGAGGAGCTGGAGACCGACGCGGACGACCTACTGAAGGACTTCGCGCCCTCCGGCTTCGGCACTCCTCCACCCCGCGCAGGCGGCGACCGTGGGGGCGACGTGGGCGGCAGTACCCGCACCACGGCTACCGGCGCGGAGCTGTATCGCCAGCGCCACGCCAAGAACTAACCGACCCTCACAGGAGGACCCATGAATCTCGGACTCATCTCTGAGTCGTTCAGCCAGGACCGGCGGGATTGGCTCGCCGGCGACCACGGCACCGACATCGCTCTCAGCGTGACGCTCGACGTCACCAAGTTCACTGCGGGCACCCACTACCCGGACGGCTACATCAAGAGCGGCATCCCGCTGGGCAAGATCACGACCGGTGGTAAGTACGGCCCTTACGACGACACCGCCGTTGACGGCCGTCAGACCCTCGTCGGCTTCCTCTTCACGGGCGTGGAGGTCGTGACCCGTCGCGGAGCCACCCTGTCCAGCGCTGTGGGCTCGATGCTCGTTCACTGCGCCGTCAAGGAGTCCAAGCTCCCCATCGCCGTCGACGCCGCAGGGAAGACCGATCTGGCCTCCCGCGTCATCTTCGTCTGAGAGAGGTAACAACCAACTATGCAGCTCATTGACGAGTTCGCTACCCCGGCAGAGCTGACCGGGTACGCGCGGGCGGCACTTGCTGACCGCCCGGAGAACGCGCAGACGCTCGATCGCTGGCTCCCCAATCGCACCATCAACGATCTGTCCTACCGCTTCACTCGCGGTGGCGGTGGCCTGACTGAGGCCGCGACCTTCCGCGCCTACGACGCGTCGTCTGACGTCGGCGTCCGGCCCGGTGGCGCACGCGTGAGCGGCGAACTGCCGCCCATCTCGCGGAAGATCCCCGTCGGCGAGTACGAGCGCATCAAGCGCAGGAACCTGGACACTCAGAACGCCGAGATTCGGGATGCGATGCTGGACGACGGCATCCGGCTGGCCCGCCAGATCGAAGCCCGTATGGAGCTGGCGCGCGGTGAGGCACTCTTCAACGCCGGCGTGAGCCTGAATGAGAACGGTGTTCAGGCGTCGGTCGACTTCGGCCGCAACGCCGCGCACTCGGTGACCGCCACCACCCCGTGGAGCACGTTCGCGACGGCGAAGGCATACGACGACCTTCAGTCCTGGCTGGACGTCTACGTCGCGACGAACGGCCGGCTTCCCGCGTACACGCTGATGTCGCGGACGATCTACAACGCCCTGCGCCGTAACGCGCAGCTCCTGTCCATGTCGGCCAGCAACGGCACCACGCCGGCTGTGCTGACGAAGGATGGGCTGTCGAACGTCTTCGGTGACTTCGACATTCCGCCGGTGATCGTCTACGACGCTCAGGTCTCCGTCAACGGCACCCCCACCCGAGTGACGCCCGTGGACAAGATCCTCTTCGTCCCCGAGTTCGGCGACGCTGTGGGTCAGACCCTGTGGGGCGTCCCTGTGGAGGCTGACGACCCGCGGTACGGCCTGGCTGGCGACGCTGCGGGCGTGGCTGTCGGTGGCTACAAGTCGGAGGATCCACAGACTGTGTGGACCCGCGCGACTGCCATCGCCCTTCCTGTCGTGGCGGCTCCTGACCTGACCTTCGTCGCTGACGTTCTCTGACCTGAAACGCGAGGCATTCACGCATGGCAACCCTGGCTAACAACGTCCACGTGACGGACGCCGACGGCGTGGCCCACGTGTTCGGCCCCGCGGACGAGGTCCCGGAGTGGGCACAGGCGCTCATCACCAACCCGAAGGCGTGGAGCGAGCCGCCCACCGTGAAGCGATTCACGGAGCCCGCTCCGGCGGCGAAGAAGGCCGTCGCCAAGCGCGCCCCCGCGCGACGTAAGGCAGGCGGTGGCGATGCTGCTGTTCACGACGGCTGAGCTACGCGCGCTGCTGGGGACTCCGATCTCCGACGAGCGCGCTCAGCTGGCACATGACCTGACGGAGGACGCGATCCTTGGCGAAGTGGGGGAGCGGGTAACCACTCCTCCACAGCGCGGGATTCGCGCCGTCGCCCTGGCGGTGGCCGCTCGCATTCTGACCAACCCCTCCGGGGTCAGGTCGGAGCAGGCGGGCGGCATGCTGGTCAGCTACGCCGACTCTCAGACAGGCGTCATCCTCTCCGAAGACGAGCGACGCCGGCTGAAGCGGGCTGTCGGCATGGCGGCCGGCGCAGGAATGCTGGACATTGCTCCTGCCGATCCTGGCCCACTGACCTCCGCATGGGGGCCAATGTGAGCCTGATCGCCGGACTGATGTCGGCGACGTGGTACATCGAGCGGCCAGGGGAGCGGGTCCGGGATTCCACCGGTTCCTATGTCCCTGGCCCGCGCGTGCGGACCCGCGTCGACCACTGCGCCGTCATGAGCCCTTACGGCGTGACCGTGGGGTCCTCGTCGGAGACGCACGAGGCGAGCGACACCGTGACGACGCGTCGCGTTTTCGCGGCTCCCATCGGTACCGACGTCCGCCCCTCCGACCGCATCGTCAGTGAAGACGGAGCGGAGACGTGGGAGGTCATCGGCCGCCCGCTCACCTTCCCGCTGACGTCCCTGGCCCGCGTCGAAGCCACGCTTCAGGAGGTGACTGGCTGATGGCGTACCGCTCGAAGTACACCGGCCGGTACTCCGGCATTGGCGCCATGCTGACGCGCCCGTGGCTACAGCCCGCGTGTGTGTCGGCGGCAACGAAGATGATGGCGGAAGCGCAGGCTGTCTCTCCGACGGGTGACCCCGAAGAGGACCGGCACCCGGGCCTGTATCGGGCCTCCTTCGAGGTGCTGCCGATCTACAAGAACGTTCCCTTCCGCGGCAAGCCCCGACGGCGTGCGAGTGCACGGCTCGTCAACCGCGCCGGCCACGCCTGGCGTGTGGAGCACGGTGACGGCTCCGTTCCGCGGTACGCCCCGATGCAAAAGGCGATAGACGCGCTGAAGGCGGCTCATAGTGGCTGACATCGAAGCGGTACTAGCGCCATGGGCGGAAGCGACCTTCGACGTCTTCGGGTGTTCCGAGACCCCCGCGGACCTGGAGGAGCAGCTCCCCGTGATCCGCGTGGAGCGCATTGGCGGACCGGACGAGAGGTTCACTGCCCATCCCCGCGTCGCAGTCGACGTCTTCGCCGCTACGGCTGACGAGGCCCGCACCCTAGCTAACAGCGTGCGAGATGCCCTTGTCTTCCTGAGCGGTCCCGTCAACGGCGCCGTCATCCGGTCCGTCCGTTGCGACGCCGGCCCATCGCGACAGCCGTGGGTGAATGAAGCCGTCCACCGACGTGGCGCCACCTACACCGTGAGCCTCCGGGCCGCGTAACCCCCAAACCACTGACCCGAATTGCCCTCGGCATTCGGGCATTTCGCATGCCCTGGAGGCATCATGGCGGACACCCGCAATGCCGATCTGACGTTCGGCGCAACTGACTACCTCGTGTACGCGGCGGCCATCAACACGACCATGCCTGTC